GCGTTTTGTTTTCGGTGTGCTTGCCATGATTGCCCTCCCAAGGCAAAAAAGAGGCGAGCCCGAAAGCCCGCCCCTAGCTCGATCAGAACGGAACGTCGTCGTCCAAATCGTCCTTGCTCGGCGCATTCGCGAGCGGGTCGAAATCGGAGTATCCGGCAAAGCCGCCGAACACCTCGTTATTCGCAGGACCGCCGCTGCCGGCGATCCGCACGCCCTTGCTGACGAACAGGACGTTCTGGAGGTAGGCGGTGCAACCGTCCTTGCTTTCCATGTTCTTGCGACGGAAAGCCTTGAAGGCCACCGCCGGCACGACGTTGGCGCCAGGATAAAAGAAATCCTTGCCGGCCTGCGCGCGTGCGTGTTCTTCGGCGGGGATATCGATGATCTTGCCGCCTTCGAGCCGTGCAAGCTCGACGTCGAATTGCGACGACGCCGTGAGGATGCCGGCGAACGGCTCATAGAGCTTGGCGCGGGCCTCGGCCTTTTCCCGGATCTTGAAAACCTCGTCGGACGATTTGCCCTGCGAGTCGAATTCCGCCTTCTGGAGCGCACGCTTGCCGGCGGTTTTTCCGCTCTGACAGGCGAGGAAATACTCGCCGGGATTGGTGAAGCTGCCAAGCTCCGACTTGATCGCGTTGACCATGATGTCGACGATCTTGTCGAAATCCTCCTTCTCGATCCCGAAGGTTCCCGAGAATTTGGCGACGGCGTTCTGTACGCCGCGGGGTGCGCTCTTCGCCGTGATCGACGAGTAGAGCAGCCGGCTCGGCTTGGTTAGCGTGAAGCGATGCGTTTCAGCCATTTTAGCTACTTCCTTTTGCCCGGATGATCCCTGGTTCCGACGCGGGGCGCAGCGTCGGCGGGAAAGACTTTTATACAGATTGGGAGATTTCCGGCAATAGGATATCGAACGTATCAATTTCGTGCAGTGCGTTGTTGCGTGTCCCGAATTTCATCGTCTGTGCCAAAGCGAGATACCGAACGGCGCGGTCGTGCTTCGTGGCGGCATACTGAATTTCTCGCTGCTTGCGGATGATGAAGCTAGCGCGGGCTTCCTCGCGCGTCGGATAAGCAAAACGCTTCCCTTTGCCTTCGAGCACGAATTTCTTAAACGTGCCCGAATGATCCCACGTCGGCGCAATCCAACAGCCGCACTTCGTTCGGCTGACGACATAATATTCGACGCATGAAATCGCTAGCACGTCGTCGGACATTTGCGCATTTACCTCGCGGTAAAATTCAGGCTGACGAACAGGCCAATCGCCCGGAAAACCGTCATCGTCGCGAAGAATATCGTCCATGTCAAAAATCCTCCATCGCTTTTGCCGCGTGATCGGCGAAAACCCCGGCGTTGCCCTTGGGCTTGGCCTCGGGACGGCGATCGGACAGCGGCGCGACCACGAGGCCAGCGCTATCCGGCTTGTAGCCGTATTCCAGTGCCAGTTCCTTGCCGCGGCTCGATAGCTTCTCGACGCCGGCCGGCGACAGGGGTTCCTTGGGTTTGTACGCTTTGGCGCCGAACGCTGCCTGGATCGCCGCGACGCCGCCGGGCTTCCATACGCGCGCGACCTGTTTCTCGACGAGCTTTGCACTCTTGATCGCGCCGCCCGTCATCATGCGGTGATGCACGGTGGTTTCGAGCACCTTCATGAAACGTCGAGCGTACTCGCGCTGCGAATAAAGCTCGTCCAATTCTTCGTTGGTTAGCATGGTGACAAAATCCTCGGATGCGTCGGCGTAGCGCCGGAAAGCCTGTTGCATTTTGATGCAGGAAAGCAGCACGGGGCAGAACTGGCAGTGATCGCCCGGCACGTGCTCGTCATAGGTCAACGCCGCTTGACGTGAATAAAGCTGGTTCATCCGCGGCAGCAATTCGTCGTGCATCCAATCGAGCACGTAGCCGACCGTCGTTTCCCAAACGTCGGCGTCCTCGAAAATGCCATAGAAATTCGGCTGCACGATGCCCAGGTTGACCGGCGTGTCACGAGGCAAGCCTTCGCCGCGGTCGACGATCAGCAGCGACGCATAATAGAGAAGCTGCCTATTGTTGACCGCGGAAACGCCGATGCCTTCGCCGTTTTTATAGTCGCGCGTGAAAATTCCGCGGGTCGGTGAGATATAGCCGAAATCGACCGTACCCTTGAAAAGCGGATGAAGGTGCGGAGCCTTGAAAGTTTTCTCGACGATCGCGAGCCCGTCGTAATCGCAACGCTCCATGATCGAGCGGCACTCGTTCACATAGACTTGCACCGCGTCGAGATTAATTCCGTCCTCCCAACCGGCCTTGAAGCCGTTGAATTCCTCGCTAAGATATTCGAAGGGCTCGGTATCGGTCGCGAGGCAGACGGCGCCTAACTCGTGCGCTCCTGTGCCAAGCTCGGCGAATTCGCTCGGCACGTCCTCGAACGTGCCATCCTCGATTTCCTCGCGCTGAAGGACGAAGCTCGCCGTACAGGTCATGAACCTGTGCGCGCCAGATCCGCCTAGCGGGCTGTGCTCAAGCTCGATCATTGTCCGCGCGCCTTGCGGGCGATATCCACGGTATCACCGGGAAAACAAAGCTGGCAGGAAGCGATTTGGTCGATTGCGGTTTTCATGGTTCTCAAACGTTGCGCTGCCGCCGTCTGATTGTCCACGCCGAGCATTTCCCAAAGCTGTTCCAAAGCGACACGAGGGCCGAATTGCCCGTCCTCATTCATATTCCGCAGCAAGGCGGCACTGGCCTCGGCGCGCTCGGCACGAAGCCGCAAAGCCTCGACGATACGCCCGCGCAAATTGTTGCGGCGGTCGCGTTCGGCGGAAAGGGCGTCGGCGTGCGCGTAAGCGCACTTTGCCATTGCGGCCTCGGGATTTTCCCCGAAGAACCTAGACTGCGAAACCAGCGCAGGGAAAACCTCAAGCGCGGCTGCGTCTGCAAATGATAGCTCGGAAAACTTCATGACAATTTCCTTTGGCTGCAAATATAGAACGTTCTGGGTGCCCGCAGATTACGCGCTGCGGGCGCCGCGCCGTGGTAGGAATTATCCGGCGAATTCGATACCGGCCTTGGTCTCGACGGCCTTCGCGAAATTCTCGCGTTCGGCCTCGGGGATGTTACGCGAATGCGCAACCGTGCCCTCGGGACAGAATTCGGCGATCAGCGTCCGCACAGGAGCCGGATCGCCGAGCTTGACCGCCGCCTGATTGCACAGCGCGCCCAAATCGGCGTCGGTCCACTTGCGGGCCGGGATGTTCGCCGCAGCCGCGGCATCGCTGCCGTTGGCCTTGTCAGCCGCTGCACGGAACGCCGCGAATTCATCTTCCTCGTCGTCACCCGTCGAAGTAGCAGCCGCGGTTGCCGCAGTGGCGCCAGCTTGGGATGCCTTGCCAGCTTCCGAAGTGCCAGTGCCACCATTTGGGGCTGCGTCCGTCTTGGGGAAACCGGGCTTCGGATCGGGACGGGCAACGCCGACCTTCATCCGCCACAGCCCTTCCTTGGTCACGCCCTTGGTCGACGCATGAAGCTCGGCGCTCCACGGCCAGCCGGCGCTATCAAGCTCGTCCGACGACGCAGCCGACGCAGTATCGCCAGCGACAGGGGCAGCCGCAGTCGACGCAGCGTTTGGGGCAGGCTCGGCTGCCTTTTCCGCCTTGGGTGCCGCCGGCTTGTGGTCGGCGACGAGCGCCGCGGCCGACGTGCTGCCGTGCAGCGCAGCAACAGCCGCATAAAATGCGCCCATCTGCTTGTGAGGCACCTTGACCGTAACCTCGTGCATATCGCTATTGGGATCGAACATTTCTCATTCTCCTTTTGCGTCAAGAACCCGGTGGATAACATTCATCTTTTCGAGCGCCCTAACCAGGATTTTTTCCGATAGCGAACCGGGGGCGACGAAAATCTCTGCGTTGACTAAATCCTTTTGGCCGATCCGATCGAGACGGGCGACGGCTTGCTCATTCTGCGCCGGCACCCAATCGGGTTCGGCGAGGTAGCAGCGCGAGCAGACTTTTTGTAGGCCATCTAATCCGGTTCCCGCCGATTGGATATTGCCGATGAATACGCGCTTGTGCGCCAGCCCGATAAAATCGTCAACCGCTTTTTGCCGTGCGTTCGGGGATTTTCCCCCGTCTACGCGAACCGTACCAAATTGCGACAATCCTTCCTCGAACATTGACAGCACGTCTATGTGCCATCCGAAAATTACTAGCTTCTCTTCGGAGCCTTCCAGAAAATCCGTCGCGTACTCGATAATCTGCGGCGCTAGAGCTATGCCCATGAGCCGGCGAGCTTCAGCAATATGCCCGATGATATCGAACGTTTTCGTCGTCTGGATATCCTCAATCGAGAGGCCCAACATTCCTTCTGCGTCGAGCGCACTTTTGACAGCGCTGTTTTCCTCACACTTAACGATCGAGAAGCGCGGCGGTTTCATCCAGGGCAGCACGTCGATTTTCTCGTGCCGGGCCATGACGTTCACGCGCAGCCGGTTTTGTAGCTCAAGCTCCAGGCTGGTGCTTTCGAGCTTGAAGCGTTTTCCCTCGATCGTTTTCATGTCCGCTTGCCGATTGTAGCGTTCCTTGAAACCATCTTCGGTTAAAAAATCGATGGCCTCGTGATCGAAATGGCGCAGCAGCACGTAGCATTCGCTTGGCCGGTTGAGCAGGAGCGTCCCCGTTAGCGCAAGCTGGTGCTTGCAGTGGTGGGCGATCGCCTTCATTTTGTGCTCGCCGTGCTGATACTCGCCGCGGGTGTTGCCGAGCACCGCGCGCGTCGTCAGCGCGTCCATGTTTTTCATCTTGTGGGCTTCGTCGCAAATCAGCACGTCCCAAGGCGTTTTCGAAATCGCTTTGATGATCGCGGGATTTCGCGCAGCCTCGTAACTGATAATCTGATAGTGCGCGGTCGGATGAATACCGTCCTTCACCTTCAGCATCACCGAACAACGCAAATTCGGGATTGTCGACCATTCGCGGATCCGCTCGCCCCATTGGATACGCACCGACGCCGGCACGACGACGAGAATGCGGACCGCCTCGACTTCGTTGCAGTAAGCGATAGCGGTCGGTGTCTTGCCTAGGCCGGGCTGATCCGCGTCGATCCCGCCGCCGCGGGCAAGCAGATAATCGAGCGTGGCCTTTTGGTAGGGCCATAATTCCTTGCCCGGCGGTAGGCGCCGCGTGCCTTTGCCGTCGAGTGCCCGCGACAGGTCGATTTCAGCCTTGTAGGGCGCAAGCTCGGCACAGCCAGGGATATCGGCGACGCTGTAGGGGTTGGTGCTGAATAGGACCGCCTGTTCGCGGCTCGATCCGCTCGTGCTGAAAGTCAGCCCGCGGTACGCCATCAACGCAGCGACGTCCGCCTTTTGCGCAGCCGGCACCTGTAGCACGTAATGGTCGGCGTTTTTGGAAACTTTCATTCGGGAATTTCCTCGCGTGCTCTATCGAGATTATACCATACGCGCGACCAAATACCGTGTTCTTCGCTTTCTTCAGCGTAAAACGCTTTCCGCTTCAACGCAAAAGCCTGAAGCTCATCGAGCGTGTCGAGAAAAGCGTCACGTGTCATGGTACTAGTGGATCGCCATGGGTAAAAACCCAATGTACGAAAGTCGCAATCGCGCCAATTACTGCCAACGGTATCGATACAATTATGAAAAGTACGAATACCATACCTGCTAGCACAGCAAAAAGAATAGCGATGCCCCGGTGAACGAAAAGATCATAACTCATAAATCATACCAGTTCGGGTTAGGCGGCGTGTCCGTCGCACAGTGAAAACCGCAGCCGCCAAAATTATCTTTAATTGTGGTCGGCCAATCGAGCGGAATTTCGTCAATATAAATTCGAACTCCGTTGATCCGCGTGAGCTTCGCGCCGTATTTACGGCATTGCGCAGCCCGACGAGCAAAAACGAGAGGAAAATATTTTCGTTGGTGCGCCCAATAATTCGGGCTCGATGCTTTCACGCAGCACAAACAATTTCCATTAGGCATTCCAATTTCATAGACATAAGGGCGACGAATTCCGTGGTCTGCAAGATAAGCGTGCGTGTCCGTTTTACGCATCCCGATATCCACGAGAGGCGAACGCTGTTTTAGCAACGGATATTCCGTCTGCATGATACGCCAGCGTTTCGCATCGCGCTTGTCGGAGGTGTAGCCCCAATAATGCGTATCGCTTGGCAATTGGAAATTCAGCCGCGGCACAACTTTGGCCTCAAAAGTGCAAGGGGCTCCGTTGATGCCGGCGAGGTAGGATCGCGCTTCGAAAACCTCGTCTATGTTCGCGTATTTTTCACTACGTAGTCGCACAATTTCGGTGCCGTACCATTGCTCAAGATCGTTAATAAATCGGTGACTATCTTCGTGGACGCTATCTCCTAAATCGCAATGCGCGACGAGTGCTGTGGGGATTTCTTGAAGTACAAATTTTGCCATGACAGCAGAATTTGCTCCATCTACCCAAAGAATATGGCGATTAAGATTCACAGGTCGAATTCCTGCACCGGCTCTTCGGGAATATCGGCGACTTTCATGACCGGGATCGGTCCGAGCCATCCGACGATTTTCGCCGATAGATTCGAGGTATGCCAGCGCCCGCTGTGCCACGTCATAATCAGCGGCTCGACCCAATCGCGCGCGGCCTGCGCCGTGCAGCGGACGAGGACGACATAGCGCCCGTCTAGCTTGGGTTTTCCGGTTTGGATATCGGCGGGGTTCACAGGTCAAACTCCATCACAGCAGGCGCCGGGATCGGCACGTAGTTTTTCGCGATCACCGGCAACGGTCCTAGGAACGCCTCGATTTCAGCGCTGCCCCATTTCCCCGATCGGCCGACGTGCCACCATTCGCCCGCGTGCCATTCGAGGATGCGCCAACCATACCATTGCCGCGCAGCGTAGAGCCCCGGCTCGGTTGGTTTTCCGTGCTCGATATTCACAGGTCAAACTCCATCGGGGCAGCTTTCGGCCGCGGCAAATTTTCCTGAAGACGGATCGCGGCACGGGCTTGATCGAGCAGCCGTTGCATGAGCGCTTCGTAAACCTCGGCGTCATACTCGGCGAGCATTTGCTTGATCGTGCCCAGGTCGAACCCGCCAAACTGCCCGGCAGCGATGATCCGCGCCTTGTCTAGCTGCTCGTCGGTGAATTGCCGCGTGTCGCCCGACGAGCGTGCAACGTCGCCTAGCAAACCCTCGTCCTCCCAATAGCGAACGGCGCGGCGTGTTGCGCAGCCGGCCCGCATCATTGCGTCAATGCTGTGCATACCTAAATCCTTTGTTTGCTGTGCTCGCGTTGCCGCGGCTTTTTCAGCGCCTAGTTTTGCGGTCCCGTGAATTCTTTTATCGGCGCCGTTCTCTTTCGGCGTTCCGTAACACAGGTTAGTCAATTTTGGGTTTTGTTTATTTCCGTCTAAATGCCTGCTTTCCATTCCTTCAGGACAGGGACCAACGAAATTTTCCAAAACCAAAGAATGAACCGTTCGTACATTTCCTTTACCAAGCTGCACGTAAGGATAACCATGAGAACCTATAGCAGCCCGTAAAATCCGTCCTGACTTATCATAAAAACCAACGCCTGGTCCTCCCCATACTTGCATATCGAGTGAACGTACCGACCCAAAATCGGACACTTGATATTCGGGATACCCGATACAAGTTTTCCAGATTTCAGTCATTGAAAAGCGCTTTTTCCCATTCGTTCGTCGGCGCATCACGCCAGTTATGGACGCGCTCCACAGCAAAATAAATTTTGTCGCCGATCGCCCGCCACGGCAGCCCTGCAAATTTCAATTCATTTTGTAACCGGTTTGCGCCTTTCGGGGAGGATAAACGACCTAATGTTCTCGATACACCTAGCGCCAGCGCGAGCGCCGGGAAAATCGGCGCAAGCTCGGCGGCGCAATACATTTCGCGCACTTGCCACAGCGGAAGCCATGATCGCACGATTTCCGCGTCCGGCCCGCTCGATTGCAACGCCCAATGCTCGACCATGTTTTTCCATAGCTGCACGATCCCGGCTTGGTTGCCCGTGGCCTTCATCTTTTTGACGATCAGGTACGTTTCGGATTTATAGAAGTCGGTCACAGGTCATACTCCTGCGAAGGGATTGCCCAATTATTTCCGTCCGTCCGAAGCCATTCGAGGCCGCTGTCTTTTTTCAGCAATTGCTTACGGACTAGATCAACGTCGATCCCGTGCGCGCCTGCGATCGACTGCGCCAAATTAGACGTCGAGGTTTTGCCGCCAAGCGTGTTGAGCATTTTAACCACGTCATCGCTCGACGCCCAACCGTAGCGTGATTTGCCTGCGCCGGTTTCAGCTTCCGGCATTGCCGTAGCGCGTTCGAGGATAATTGACGATTTCATTTCCTTGACCGCAAAGTAACTTATTTCGTCCGACACGTCAGCGTCTTTTTGTTTCCTTACGCGCAATTCTGTCCCGCCTTGACGCAGCTTTGTCGAAATCACGACGTCGAGGTTAGCGTAGAAGGCCGACGAGCCACGCGCGCCTTTGTTCTGGTCCTTACCGGTATGGTGGATCGCCAGGACGAAGCATTCGTAATATCGCGATAGCTCTTCCATAAAATTCGTAATCATCGTGACGTCTTTCGAGGAATTCTCGTCCAATCCCGTCAGCAGTCGCGACATAGTATCGATCACGATCAGCGCGGGCTTGGCTTTCAGAAGCTCCAAATCCTCTTTGACGTGTTCCCATGCTTGCGTATCGGTGAAAAAGGGCACGCGATCTTTGATGAAAAAACGATGATCCGTGCGAAACTCGATATCGCGCCACTCGTTCCACGCCGGCCAACGCTTGCGCCCCGTCGCAACCGGACCTTCGCCAGCCATGAATAGCACGTCGTTCTTGACCGGCGGCGCGTTCCATTGACCCGCTACGCCATATGCCAGCGTCAACGCCATATCGAGCGCAACGAAGGATTTGTAAGATCCGCTTTCGCCGTAAATCATGCCGGTTCCTGTGCTCGGCAGCATTTGCGGAATGAGCCATGTCGGATCACGAACATTGTCGGCGTAATCATGAAGCGTTTTGATCCGGTCACGTTCGCGCGGCGCGGGAGCCGGCGGCTCGAATTCTTTTCCGACGAAATCAGCGAACGCGGTTTCGTTTTCGAGAAATCCCTTGACGCCGCCGGCGGTATCCTCGCCGTGCACCGCGGCGTTGCGGATTTTGGTTTCTAATTCCCAATCATCCCAAGGCGGCGAACAATGCGGGTTCCAGTGTTCAAGCATCAATTCGAATGCGAGCCCAGGCGAAATTGCTTTGTCGAGGATCGACGCGGCCACCTGAAACGTGAGATTGTCGCCGCCGTGCCCTTGCACCGCAACGCGACCGCTCGCCACGTAGTTTTTCAACAGGTCGATTGCCCAGGCGACATTACGCGGCTTGTCCGCATCGGGATTTTTATCGAGCCCTAGCGTGTCTGTCTTTTTCCGTTCGGGCACCAGCGCCGAAACGTAATCAGGCAGGGGATCGAGACTACCGCCGGGCAGCGCCGAATAGGTGCCATCCTTCGTTGTGGAGCCCGGCAGCAGCACGTAGCCGCCCGAGATAATCTCGCCGTCCTTACGGATGCCGCCGCGCGTGTCGATACCGTCCGCGATCCGTGAGGCAGTGCTAGGGCCTTCACCCTTGAAATAGATATGCAAGCCGCCGCGGGGCGTCCGCACGGTAAAAGCTCGATCGACCGCGGCCTTGATTGTCGCGTCACGCTCTAGGAGCTTTGCCCACCAATCGAGCCCGTTGGGATCGATATCGAAAACAAAAAGCCCGTTGAGCCCGCAGGCGATTGCCCAATTGAAATTAGGGTTGACGCGCTGCCATGCTTCAATCTGCGCGGGATCGTCGCTTGCCTCTTTCCATCCGTCCTTCGTCGCCGGGAGCTTGCCACCAGGAACGACGGGAAAAACCTTGAAGCCTTGTAGAATTTCGGGAAGCGCTTGCATGGCTTATTTATGCTTGCCACGCGCCTGATTAACCGTTAAACCCATATCCGCCACTCCCAATTAGGCGCTTCACAATCCCCGCTAAGGAGCCCATGCCTTAGCGGGGATTTTTGTTTCGTTGGTGGATGATCCGCCGCGAACGGCTGTAATAGCTCGCCGTAGGGTAACATTGCAATAGCCCGATTTGGGACACTATATCTTGTGTCAAGCTATCAGCGCGAAACCTCGGGCTTGTGCTTTATCCGCCGCTGCGCGTGTCGCCAGACTTGCATAACCATCACGGCCGGCGGCTTTCCTTCGCGGAAGCGTCGAGCCCTCACGGCCGGTAAACAAGCCTTCTCGTGCTCGATATTTCGGACGCAATTCATTTGCGGTTTCCGTAGGCCATCGCCAGCGCGGGCGATTTACCGATCGAGCGCGGCGCATCGGGAGCGCTTGCGATTTCTTGCGCTGCGGCTTGATAGATATCCGTCGTCGGCGCCCGATCGAGATTGACGTAATAGCGCCACGCGCCGCCACGGGATTGCTTGCGGAACAGCGCGGAATTCGCAAAGCCGCCGCGGTTATACCACTCGACCTTAGTTATCCGCTCTTTTCTGATTTTCTGGCACATTAGAAATTCTCCACCACTTCGGGGCCTTTGCCGCCGCTCTGCCACGGCACGTTACGAAAATTGAACGATCCGTTTTTGCCCGTAATCCGATAGACCGGCACGGCATATTCGCCGCGGCGCCCGATGCGCTCAAATCCGATCAGATGGAAATGAGCCGTGGCATCCTCGATAATCGAGCGCTCCAAGCTATCGAAAACCTTAGCGTAACGCGGATCGCGCAAAAGCTTTAGCCCGGTCTCGTGAAGCTCGCCGACGACGCGCGGCTTGCGGTGCTCTAGGGCATCCTCCAGGGCCTCGACATCCTCGTCGGTAGGCGCCGATTTCGGCACGCTCCAGCCGTTCGCACGACGCTTCACGAGGTTGATCGCTTTGCGGATGCCAATCACGTTTGTCGCCGTGACTTGGTGTGCGCTGATCGCGTCGCGGTGGCGTTGCATAGCCGGGCTCATTCTGGCGCGCTCCAGGCGACGAGCATCGCGACAGCGCGCGCAAGCTCGATTGAGGAATAAAGATCGTCGCGGCTCGCGTCGCCCGTGCGGAGCATTTCGCGATAAGCGTCGCCGACGAGGCCGCA